GAGGCGCGGGAGCGCCGCGCGATGGCCAACAAGCTGAAGCCTATCATTGCCGCGCCGCCCGAGACGCTGGTCATCAACCGCAAGGGGCTGCACCCCTACGAGATGCTGAACCGGCTGCAAGTCATCGCGTTCTCGAACGACACGCTGCCGATCACGCTGCCGACGCAAGATCGCCGCTGGTTCTGCGTCTGGTCGCGCGCGTCGCGCATGAACCCAGACGACGCGCAGAAGCTATACAAGTGGTACAAGAACGGCGGGTACGAACTGATCGCGGCGTGGATGTGGCAACGCCAGGTTGAGGCGTTCAACCCCGCCGCTGCACCGCCGATCACCGAGTGGAAGATCAACATGGTCGAGCAGGGCATGAGCGTCGCCGAGAGTTTCCTGGTCGATATGATGCGCCAGCGGATCGGGCCGTTTGCGGCAGGCGTTGTCGGCGGGCCGTTCCATAAGCTGTGCGACCTGATGGCATCGCAGGGCCATGTTCCGGCGGGCGTGAAGGTGCCGCAGGCGGCGCTGTTGCACGCCTTCAAGGAGGCTGGTTGGGTTGATTGCGGGCGGTTGGCGTCGGTGGAGCATCAGACGAAACGGCACGTCATCGCCGCGCCGGCTATAGCGGCGTCGCTGTCCAAGTCGGCTTTGCGTCGTGCAGTCGAACCTGTTGCAGCGCACGACAAAAAGGTAGTAGGAATTCGGTAGCTGCGTATCCCCAATTAGCGCGGTTACCGATGAAACCCCCGGCGTGCCTCACTGCACGACGGGGGTTTCTTTTTGTGTGCGGCTTGCAACACATTGTTTGGCCTTGTAGGGTGCCGCCATGACCGAAAAAGAAATCGAAGCCTACTTCGTGAAGCGCGTGAAGGCGCTGGGCGGGTACAGCTACAAGTTCCGCAGCATAACGCTGCGCGGCGTGTCTGACCGCATCGCCTGCCTGCCGAATGGCGAGACATGGTTTGTCGAACTGAAGAAGCCTGGCGGGCGTCTGTCGCCGCTGCAAGAGATATTCGCCGAGCAGATGGAGGCGACGCAGCAGAACTATGTTGTGCTGTGGTCGAAAGAGGATGTGGACTTGTGGGGTTGAAGCTGCGCCCCTACCAGGATGACGCGGCAGACTTTCTGTACGAGCGTGACCGCGCCATGATCCTAGCGCCGGTAGGAGATTGAGATGATTGACAGTTGGGATTGCGTTCCAAGCGTGTGGGAATACCGCGACGGCCAACTTTATTGGCTGATAAACGCTGGGCGCGGCCCTTCCGTAAAATACCCCGGTGATATTGTGGCGACGATACCCGACCCGTTAGGGTACTATTACGTGACTTGGCGGCGCAAACATTACGCGGTTCACCGTGTCGTGTTCCTGTTGACGCATGGCTATCTGTCAGACTGTATCGACCATATCGACAACAACCCTAACAACAACCGCGCAGAAAATCTGCGTGAGGCAACCCGACTGCAAAATCAATTTAACCGTCGGGTAAACCGCCGTACAAAGTCGGGCGTAAAAAACGTGTATCCCGAACGGGGGAAGTGGCATGTGCGGTTTTCCATAAACCGTAAAACAAAACATTTCGGCGTTTACCAGACCCTTGACGAGGCAACGGCGGTAGCAGCTAAAATCCGCGCTGATCTACATGGTGAGTTTGCTCGCCATGCTTAAGCCGCGCCCATATCAAGACGAAGCAGCAGATTTTCTGTATGAGCGCGACCGCGCGATGATCCTAGCGCCGGTAGGCGCGGGGAAAACGATGATCACGCTGACGGCCATGCAGGCGATGCTTGACGACGGTCTAGTCAAGCGGTGGCTGGTGGTCGCGCCCAAGCGCGTCTGCACCGACGTGTGGCCGGTCGAGGCACCGCTGTGGTCGCGCATCACCCCGGCGCTGGCCGTGGGGACGCCAGCGCAGCGCAACGCCGCCTTGACCAGCGCCGCATCTGTGGTCGTCACCAACTACGACAACCTCGACAAGCTGACCGACCTATCGGGCTTTGACGGTATCGTGTTCGACGAACTGACGCGGCTGAAGAACCCCAGCGGCAAACGCTTCAAGGCGCTGGAGAAACTGTTGGAGCCGGTCAAGGTGCGCTGGGGTCTGACCGGCTCGTTCACGTCGAACGGCCTAGAGGATGTGTTCGGCCAGTGCAAGATCATCGACCAGCCGCTGCTGGGCCGCGCCAAGGGCGCGTTCATGCAGCAGTACTTTATCTGCATCAACCGCGACTTTGGCCAGTGGGTTCCGGCGCCCGGCGCACTGGAACAGGTGATGGCGCGGATCAAGCCCGCGACGTTCGTGCTAGACCCCGGCGACTACAAGGACAAACTGCCGCCGTGCAACGTCGTCGAGGTGCGCACCACGTTTGCGGATCGTGCGCCCTACGAGAAGATGAAGCGCGACTATGTGGTCAAGTTTGGCGATGACCGGGTGATAGCCCAGAACGCCGCCGCGGTGACGACCAAGCTGCAACAGATGGCGTCGGGGTTCGTCTACAACCGCGAGGCGGGCGACAAGTCGATCTGGTTCAGCGACCACAAGTTTGACCGGCTGGCCGAACTGTTGGACGAGAACCAGCGCGCCAACACCATCGTCGTCTACAACTACCAGGAAGAACTGGCCGAACTGAAGCGCCGGTTCCCGCACGCCGCGACGATTGACGAGCCAGACGCCATTGCGCGCTGGAACGCGGGCAAGATCGAACTGTTGCTGATCCATCCTAAGTCCGCGGGCCACGGCCTGAACCTACAGCACGGCGGCTGTCACATGGTGTTCGTGTCGCTGCCGTGGTCGCTGGAGTTGTACGAGCAGACAGTTGGGCGGCTACACCGCGGCGGGCAACCCCATGCGGTCTGGGTCTACGTCATGCTGACCGATAAAACGATTGACGAACGCATCTGGGCATCGCTTCACGACAAGCGCGCGGTGTCAGACATAGCTATGGAGGAACTGAAGAATGATTAAGGTAGACTGGCGATCACTGGCGGCGGCGCTGAACACGTTGTCTGAGGAAGAAATAAAGGAACTGCTGGATATTGAGATGGAAGCGCAGCAGCGCCCGTCCATCGTCAGGCGTTTGCATCAGCGGTTTACGATGCTGCGATCCGCGCGGGAGCGCGCTGAACTGATGGCGAGGCTTGCGGCATGACCGACGCAGTAAACCCAGACCACTACAAGGTCGGCGGCATGGAGACGATTGATTACCTCCAGGCCAAGCTATCGCCAGAGGAGTTTGCGGGCTACTGCCGGGGCAACGCGCTGAAGTACCTTAGCCGCGCCGGTCACAAGGACGCTACGGCGCAGGAAATCGGCAAGGCTATTTGGTATCTGGAACGCTGGCGGGGCAGTCTTGCTCGCACAGACAAACCCATTGGCTGTTGTGGGCTTCAATCGCCTTGCGCGTCTCCGACGAATCCAGCAAGCTGTCGTACCCGATTGGACGAGCAATTGAGCAGTAGCTATTGACGGGCGCGGGCGCGGTCGAAACGGTTGCGCAGCCGCTCATCGCGGGTAGGGTCAGGCACAGCGATAGCCGCCTCGCCCAGTTCGATCTGGTGCTGCACAACATCCGCCGCCTCCTGTAGGGCTTCCTGCCGTCCCTGCTGCTTCCAACGCTGTTGGTCGAAATAGGCAAACGCCCGTTCGATAAGCGACAGCAGGGACGACAGAAACTTAATCACTTGGCTTTTTCTGCCAAGACGATAGCGACCAGACCAGCAACGGCAGCGACAGCCGACGATGCAGCGGCGTAGAGGTCGCTGGAGACGCCGAGCGCCAACGCCAGACCGGACAGGCCAGCGTAGGTCGATGGCTCTTTAAGGCGCGTCAGAACGAAGTTTACGATAGACATATTAAGTTCCTTTCGGGTATTGCTTCCAAGGCAGTTCCCAATGCGGGCCATCCCTGAAAGTTCGCCAGCCGCCGCCCCAAACGAGCGGGACATTCTCAACCGCCGCAGCGGCCTTTACGATCTTGGCCAGCCGGTGATACAGCGGCCAGTCCCACGATACGCCATCGCCCACCATCGGCGCAAGATCGACGGCATGGCCGGTCAGGTGGCGGCTGTTCATCGTTTTGGTGGCACCGTTCTTCATTAGCACCTTCTGCCGCTCTAACGTCCGCAGCCCTTCCAGTACTGTGAAGTCCAAGTCAGACATCGCCGCCGCACGCTTGACGACGCGCACCAGATCAGGGTGAACATCCTGCAAGCGTGATAGCGAGCGCGGGCCTAGAACGATGCTCATCAGCCCATCTTCAGAATGATCGTCAACAGCATGGCGATGATGAACCCAGCGACGGCAATGCCGACGCCTTCGAGGCGTTTTAGCCTGGCGCACAGACCGTCGTAGCGCAGCGCGCACACTTCTTCATGGGTCTGCAATCGCGCTTTGGTCTCGTCGATTTCGGCCATGATGGGTTCCGTTACCTTGGGTTATTTGCGCGCTGTTGCGCCAGCACGTTTTGCTGCGCAATCGGCGATAAGACGTAATAGCCTGGCGGCTTGGAGGCGACGCCGCTGGCGCTTGCAAGCGCCCGTTGCGCTTGGGCGCGTGTCATCTGGTTCGCAATTCCTCTGGCCCCCGCGCCAGTAAGTTGCGCTCCGCCAACAGCCGCCGCCGCGGTAGGTGATAAAGTAGCCAGCCCGCCATACCCAGCACCATAAACAGGTAGTTGTGAACCGAACAAACGCGAACTAGGCGCTATCTTGCCTAACGCCATCAAACCTTCTTGCGTTATAGTACCCTTGGCAACTTTCTTAATAAGTTCCTGCGTAGGCTTATCAAATCTTGATAGCTTGCGTTCATTGCCCGCTATCTTGGTAAACTCTGACCGCAACACCGACGCGAATTGTCTAGGGTTTTCTAATTTTTGTGATTCGTCGGTTGCCTTTTTAAACGCGTTTTCTAGCGTCTCTGTCTGGTATCCCTTTGACCGCACGGCGCGGGCTTGGTTGAGCAGCGCGCTGGCCGTAGCAGCGTCGCCAGACGTTGTCTGCGCAGGCGTCAACGTCCCCATGAACTCGTCAATGGTATCGTCGAGCGCCTTAACGATAGCACGCTCTTCGGACGTACCGCGTTTTCCGCCAGCTTCGCTATACGGCAGATCGCGGACTGACCGTCTGAACTTTTCAAGCATATCAAACGATATAGGTTTGTCAGCTTTCTTAGCGAACAAATCCAACGCTTCTCTTACCACTTTATCGGTATCGGGGTCATACTTTAGCGATTGCGCTTTTGTGCGGGCTGCGTTTGCCAAATCTGTCATGGTAGTCGGCGCAATGTTGACGTTTGCGGCCTCCATCTGCTTGTAGATTTTAGATGCCTCGCCTTTCAACGCGGCAGCCGGGATAGCCTTTGTCTTAGGCGTACCGGCCTTAAACCCTGCGCCGCCGCCAGCCAAGGAAAGACCCAGCAACGCCGCCGGGTTTGACACATCAAAATAGTTTGACGCAACGGACGGAGCAGCAGCCGCTCCTGCGCCTGCCGCGGTCTGCCCGCGTATGTTCTGGCCCATAAAACGCATGAAGTTTTGTGCTTGGGGTGAGGTTGCTTTGCCAGCCAAGGTCTGAAAAGCCTTAGCTTGGCCACCGCCGCCAGCAGCGCCGGACAGAATATCACCGAACACCTGTTCGCCTGGCGTCTCTGGTGCGCGGGCCGCGCCCATGCTTTGATACCCGCGCTGCATGGTTTCTGACGGCAGCGGGACACGCTGACCGTCAAAGAGCGGTGTGGCTAGGTTGTAGACGCTTGTGCCAAGATCGCCTAAGCCCAAAGCCAGCACACCGCCCGCAGCGCCAGGGATAGCGCCGACTCCGGCGAAAGGCGCACCCGCCATCGCGCCCATGCCCGCCGCAGTCGCGTAAGGCAGCAGCGCGTTGGCAGCAACACCAGCCACTTGCGTGGCCTTGTCCATGCCCGTGCGTGGAACTTTGGCGCGAGGCATTGCTTTTTGAACAACACCCAACCCAGCGTAAGGGTCTGCATCGCCCTGTTCGTAAGTGCCTAACCCGGCGTAAGGATCATTTTGTTTCATGGTCGGGTCATGATCCTTCCATCTGTGGTCTGCCAACGCTTAACGTTAGGGTTGGCGCGCACTTGTTCCGGCGTCAGAACCGGTACTACAGGTGTTTTGGTGGCTGCCTTACCCGTACCGTATAGCTCACTAATAGTATCTAGCTGGCTAATGGCGCTTTCGTAACCCTGCGTTGGGTCAGTCAACGCGTCCAAGGTCAATTGCAGTTCGACGTTAGAGTTCATTTCCTGCGCGCTCATGCCAGTAGCGTTTTTGATTGCCGTGGCCAGCAGCTTACGCGACCCCGTAATTTCATTCAGGGATGTATTGGCTTTAGTGCCAAATGCTCGTTGGACTTCACGGCCCGCGCCGGTTGTAGCCAAATAATCCATGACGTTTGCGCCTGCGCCCCGCGCCGACGAGGGGATAGCTTCTGCCTTGTTTAACGTCTCATATGCGTTGCGGATTTTTGTCAGCAGCGTATCTACCTGTCGCTTGGCGGGTATTTTCTTAGCTTGTTCAGCTTTAAGTTCCGCGGCTTTCGTAGCTGTTGCGGTAGCCGACGCCACCGCGGCGGCTTCCTCCGG